CCTACTCCAAAATAACCTACCATATTACCTGCGTCTTTTTTTTCGGTAGGGTTTCCAGTGAAAACATTTTTGATATTATCAAATATTGCCATTAACTTATTCTCCAGTTCACTTCACCCCTTGATTTACTCAATTCGGTTAGACCCCATACTAAAGCATCTAGTCTGTCAGGGGAAGTATTAGTTTCTCCTGTGTAATAACACATCTGTTGTTCCAGTTCAGAAAAGTAACCTACATGATGTACTCTTTTTTGTTCATATAATGCTGCTATTGGCTCTGCTCTAAGCATTTTTCCTCTTGTTGCTCTTACTGACCTGTAAGGAATATTATGATCTATACTCCTTAATAAACGTTCTACTAAATCACCACCATTATTTACCTCTGCCACTATTCTGTCTGCTTGCCATTCATAATAACTATTAATAGCTATTCTTCCCCAATTATCAGGTGTGTATCTTCCTGATAAATCCTCTAAAACATAAAATCTGCCATTGTAGTCTTTTCCTACTACAACTATTCCTGTTTCATCTGAATCAGCTTTTGCAGTTACAGCAGGGTCTATAGCTACTATAATTTGTTGTAATTCTCTTTCTTCGTTCTCTGATATTCTTGTACTTTCAATCATTTTATTTGACCATAAAGCACCTTCCATATCCTCAACTATTTCTGCATATAGTTCTTGTCTACCTAGCGTAGTTCCTTCATATCTTTCCCTTAACATAGTCAAAGCCGTATCTGCTAGATTGGCTTCATTTTCAAAAGTGTTACCAGATGTAACTTGTACATCTTTTCTTTCAATAAGTTCTTTTATTATTGGAGTAGGTTTAGGTGTTGTTGTTATAACACATTGTGGATTTTCTCCTAGTCTTAAACCAAACATTAATTGATCAAAAGCTTCTGGATATCTCCATGCTGCTAATTCATCTGCCCATGCTCTATGGAACTGAGGTCCCCTTAACCTTTCTGGTTCAGATGCTGCATATCCAATAATTTTTGAACCATTATGTAATCTTATTTCTGATGTACTCTGAGAATAGCCTTTTTGATCTTTTTGCTGACTAAAACATTCTGTTGGTATTATGGTTAATAAGCCACTAGGTCCACCGAAACATACTCTTCTAAGGTCTCCATGTGTCGGTGCCACTACTGCACATATTGAGTTAGGGTTTCTAAGAGCATATAAAGATACATCTTGTGCACCAGTTCTAGTCTTTCCCCAACCTCTACCTGCCAATATGAGCCATATATAATGTTGTTCTTCTGGCTGTAGCTGTTTTGCTCTAGCTGTCTTTAACCAATCAGTGTATAGCTTTATCGTCGCCTTTTCTGCGTCCGTCTGCAACTGTGTCAAGCAGTTCCATAGCTTCTCTGAAGGCGTTGTTTTGTATGCTTCCATTTATCTCTACATTATGTGTAACTTCACCCAATGCAAGTTTAGCTAATCTTTGTGCAGATAAAGCTGCATTTGCTAACGCATTTAATTGGGTTGGTATTAACCCTTTCTTACCTTCATTTAATTCTTGATTATTTTTAGCTAAGTTTTGTCCTACTGTTGTTAATAGTGCTTTAGCTAAATTTATGCTATTTGTGTCAAATCTTTTGGATTCTTCTGTTAAATCTTTTTTTCTTTGTGTGTCTAGTTCATACATATACTCTTGTTGAAATTGTTCTCTTTGCATTTTCCAATCATCTTGTTGTGCATTTCTGTATAGGGTGGATTTTGCTATATTGAATTTGAGAGCAAGTTCCTCTAGTGTATAGGTTTTTCTATTACCTGAATCATCATCAAACCCTTGTACGAATAATAGTCTTATTTCGTTCTTGAGATCGTTTGAGAGTTTATTATATTTAGATTTTTTCGCCATTTATTCTCAGATTTTCTCAGAATAATAATCTAAATTAACCCAAAATGGAAATATACTTATAAAAGACTTAACTGTAACGTTCCTTGATTTTCTTCATTAAAGATATTAATTATGTATTCATTAGATGCTATTTCACCTTTTTTATAATTAAAGAAATGCGATCTATAGCCTGTGCCAGTTGCTGGTATAGGTTTATCATCTTCAACATGAATAGCTATATGATGTAGGCTATTATCTTCCAATATAAAATAATCAGGTGTGTAAATGATTTCTATACCTAAGTTTTGGTATTGAGTTCTAATTTTTATATTTTTTTTAATCATTGAAGTTAACATCATTCCAATCATTCTTAACTTCTCTAACAGAAGGTAAGAACCTATATTCATTATAGTTATATTGAAATGTTGCTTGTCCTATCTTTCCATATAGGTCTTGTTCTCTTATCTTCCTAGTTATTACATTAGTTGTGCTTGTATCAAAATCTCTATGTACTGTTAGAA